CTGTAAGCCCTTAGACACCCTCTAGGCTACCCACGTATTACCCAAAGCATTACAGAGCCTTCTAGGGCTGTTTACAGCCCTTGTAGAGATACTTACAGAAGTGCAACTACTACAGTAGTGCAAGACAGCCCCATCAGGGATGGCGCTTTGCAATTACAGTAAGGTACTTCCAGCAATCCTAGCTGTTAGCCTATTACCCAAGGCTGTATTACCAAATCTAGGCTTAGGCATAAGGTTAGTAGACTGCAAGTGCATAATCAAATCCGAAGTAGCATCACAAATATCGTCCTTCTTGTGTTTCTCTCCAGCACCAGTAAAGCTACTCCACTCATCTAAGAAGTCCTTATTCCAAGCACCATCTATTAGGACTACATTACCGTTCTGTGCAGCAATTAAGAATGCTTCGGCTCTTTCAAACTTACTCTTTCTAGTCTTACTTACCAGAACCTTAGCACCTATAGAACCTAATCTAGCTGTCTTATTAGCCAAGACTTCGATACCAGCAGCACCGGGGTCTTTAGGTAAAGCCACATAGCATTGCTTACCATCTAGGGTAGCTGTAGTCTCTATAAGATTCTGAATCACAGCAGGTCTATTCCTATCTGAAACCATATCAATGATGTAATAGATTCCAGTCTCTTTGTCATAGCACCCTTTAACACCTCTAGTCCAGTCTGGATTCTTGTTTGTGTCTCTATCGGGCAAAGTCGCTGCAACGTCCCAGCTTCTGATAGTCCTTAGTCCTAGAGGTAATTGTGAAGGTTGAATAATCTTGCACCAATCAGCCTTGAAGTACCCACTAGCTTCTGGTCTAGCTTTCCAGCAACCGTGTCTAAGCATCTTTCTTTCTAGTTCAGGAAGGTTATCTAGCTTACGAATATAGTCAGGAAGGTATTTGCGTATGTAAGGATTATCCTCTACCCCGGCTGAATAGAACACAAAGGAATAAGCATCATCAGCATAATCCTCTCCATATTCTTCTGCTAGGTCTTCTCTACTCGTTCTGAATTGCCAATCACCATTGATTCTAAGCATATAGGTGCTTACACCATCCATAGCTTTAATAGGATAACCATCTGCATCCAGATAACCAGCCTTCTCTAACCATACTCTTAAATAACTATCGTAAAGAGGGTTAGTAGTCAAGCATAGTTGGTGCTTCATTTTAGCTCTTGAACGCAATCTACTCATTAGGTAAACAGTATCTTCTTCTTTGCACTGAGTTGCCTCATCTACGAAGTAAGCAGTAACCTGTTGTCCTTGATAGTCATCTTGGTTATCCCATAAATGCAAGGCTTTAATCTCTTGACCTTCTGGAAAGTTCCAAGACAGTTCTACTTTGTTTGTGCTTGCTCCTGCCGCTGATTCAAATAACTTAGTAGCTGTGCTAAACACAGAACCACTACCCTTTAGCTGTACCTTGGACTGTCGTGTAATACAAGCAGCGTAGTTCTTATCTGAGTACACACCAATAAGCATCTTTAGAATACTTACTTGTGTCTTTCCGCTACCTGCTTGACCTCCAAAGCAAATAATGTCATTCGTGTAATCGTTACAGAATGTTTCTTGCTTCTTTGATAGTGGTGCATGAATAGGTAACTCAAGAATATCCTGTGAATCTAAACCTAAGTAGCTAATCAATTCAGTAGCGTTCAATTCGTAATGCTTAGGCTTCTTTCTACTATCTTTCTTCTTAGTCGTTGTCTCTTGCTCTTGTTGCATCATTAACCTCTAAACTCTAGTAAATTAACTCCCTCATAGGGATAAAAAAAAAGAGAACAAGGTGATTAAACCCTGTTCCCTTATTCAGCTTAGTAAAGTAATCTTAGTTTCCCTTGACTACTTTACATTGCTTTACACACTTTAAGCAGCAGTCAGGAGAACACTAGCAGCGGCTTGAGTTGTGAGAATCAGAGTGTTTTGTTCTGATTCAACATCAACGAAACGGTCTTTAGGGTCACGGTAGCTAGAAGCAAAGCGTTTAGCACCAGAAGCACCAATACCGCTCAGTTTAGACACAGGGCCATACCATTCCACACCTAGTTCAGCACGAGGAACCAGCACTGCATTATCAGTACCAAGAACAGACACAGTACCAGCAGAGTTAGTGAACTCATCGGTGTAAAGAACAAAGTCCACGTTGCCATAACGGAACACTGTATAACCCGACATAGCTTCACCAAGTTCGTTACGCAATGGGTTGCCATTAGCTTGGCTGTTAGCGTAAGCTGCCTTGATTTCAGGTGCATTGATAAGGGAGTTGAAGAAACCAGCACCACAGAAAGCAACATAACCACGGATAGGAGCACCATTCTTCAAGCCCTTACGTGCCTTCTGAGTAGCTGCCAGCACATCAGTCAGAACGCTAGAAGCCATCGTGATAGTCTGGGTTTGACGGGTAACACCAAATTCAGTGTAGACGTTAATCGTACCGAAGTTAGTAGTAACGACTTCACCATTCAGAATCATTGCAGCACGCAAGTATTCTTGGTGTACGTCATGGCGGGTAGCTTGGCGTTCCAGTTCATCAGCTACAGCAGTTTCAATTGCACGTTCTGTATCAATGTTGAAACCACGGACATTAGCAAGCTGACCGTAGGTAAGGCTTTGCTCAATAGGGTAATGAGGAATCATTAGACTGTGAACCTTAAAGGATTCAGCAGGCATTGCATTCTTACCCGTGGTGTTACGCTGCTTGTCTTGCAGGATGTTAAACACTTGGTCACGGTAGTCAAACTGAATAGCGTTAGTGCTAACTGGAGTAGGACGGAAGAAACCCAAAGAACCGATTAGTTGAGGAATCTCAGGGATTAGGTTAACTGCTTCGGTACGGTCTACAACTTGTGTATTATTGAGAATGGACATATTATTTCCTTTATTGTTATTTAGAATTACTTAGCGGTAACGATACCCTTAGCTTCCAGAGCAGCCACAACGGTAGCGCTAGAAACTGAAAGTTGTGCAGCATCCACAAGGGTAGGATTACCACGGGTCATTACTCGAACACGTTGCGTACCAGCAGCCTTGTCTTCAGCGAGAACACCAAGGACGGTAGTATCAGCAGCAAGAGAAGCTGTAGCAGCATCCTTCAGAACAGTACCAGCAGGCAGAGCACCAGCTACAGTAACTGCTACGGTGTCAAACAGTACATTATAGTCACCGTTGACTTGGAGAATGAATTGTTCAGGGGCTTTGATTGTAGTGATTAGGGACATATTATTTCCTTATAAAATTTAATTGCTTAATTGCTTGCTTTTACTTCTTAGCAAAGCGTTCTTTTAGAATATCAGTAGCAGAAGCCTTTTGTTCTGGTTCCTGATTGTCTACAGACTTAGCATCTTTACCTTTAGATTCCGGGGAAGTCTTACCTTCACTAGAACCTTTAGAGATAGCTTCAATCTGTTTCTCTTTACTATCTAGGAGTTCAATCAGCTTATCAAAGCCCTCTTGTCCTTCCATAGCAGCAAAAACCGGGGCAATCTCTTGCGCTAGTTCTTCGTCATAAACGTAAGCAACTACCTTATCTGCCCATTCAGCTACCTTAGCGGGGTCTACAGCAGGCTTTACAGCTTCTGGTTGACCTTCACCCATTGGTTTCTGTTCTTCTTGTGCTGGCTTACTCTTAGCCTTAAATGCACCTAGCATCTTGTCTAGCATATTTGTCCTTTGTGTTAATTGAAAGTATCTCTGCATTTAGGAAAGAGCGAATCCAAATCATTCCAATTCTTTCTATCTGAATGCACAAGGAAAGGGAAACGACTTGCACCTATAGCAGCTTGTGTAAGTTGTTTCTTTAGAGCGTCTAGGCGCTTCTCAAGAACAGGGACACTAGCCTTTACTTCGTCTACAGCATCTGTCCTAACAGATTCAGGAGATAAAGCAATCTGGTTAATAATCATCTCTAGGGCTTCTATTGCTGCCTTAATGATGTTGTCGCTATTCTTCTCTAATAGCCATTCGTAGGTGCTATCAGCAAGGAAGGGGTAATTCAAAGAAGTATCACCTACCTTGAATTTAACTTGTTGAATAAGTGTAGGAGTTGTAGCCATTACTTCACCTCTACTTGTTTAGTTTCTTCAATTTCAGGCATACCAAAATCTTCTCTAATCTTTGCTTCTGTACTCTTGTCTACAGTCACAGCACCAGAAGTAATTAACTTACTCCAGCTATCAGCGAAGTTCTCTAGGCTCTTTTGGTCAATATCTCCAAACTCCAAAGAAGGAAGTTTAGCAATATCAAAACCATTAGCTTCCCAAGCTAGACGTAAAGCACTAAGGAACTCTTCTGCTAGGGTTGCAAAGATATTCTCTACGAACAAACCAAGTAAGTTAGTGCTATTCTCAGCTAGGCTAAAAGAACCTTGTGAGTTACTACCTAGCGCAAGAACAGAAGTCTGTAGGTTGAACAGAATCTCTCTGTTGTAGCGTTCAATCGTTGTCTCTGCATTGAAAGAACTTGCTGATTCATTCGCTAAAGGAACGATGTCAAATAGCGACTGACCACCAGAACTAAGGTCACTAGGCACCACTGCATAGCAGCTTTTACCAGCGTGTAGGTTCTCAATGCTCGAAAGGAGTTCGTCAGTGTATTGAGCTTCCGGGCTAGTCGGGTCTTCCATGTAAGCATTGATATACTCCATTGGTAGTTTTACTTTAACTACAGTTGAAAGATTCTTCGCTGCACCAATAGTCGTGTACTCTTGTAGAATGCTCTTTGTCTTCCAAGCTGTGTAGCAACCATAGAGAAGGCTCTTACCCATTGGAAAATCAGAATCAGATTCAAGACGGATAAGAAGTAGTTTCTTTCCATCTACATCCTTAACCTCTACATCCTTATTCATAATCAAACCGTCATTCTCTGCGGGGGTAATCTCTGCTTTGATTAGAGTTCCCTTTTCAAAGGTAAAACGATTTACTGTACTAAGGTGAATAGGACTGATATTCTTATATACCCAAAAGCCTTGAGCGTTCTTTTCTAGGACTACTTCTGAAAGGCTTGCACCATAATCAAGGCAAGTCAAGAAGTTATCTACTAAGCGCTTACGTCCATAGGTTGTGTTACCTAGAGAATCGTTAAGGGCTTTGACTAGCTCTTTCTGTTTAGCTGTGCTACCTCGTGCAGCTTTAACCTTGTAAGGTGTCTTACTGATTAGTGCTTTAACAAAAGACAAGCTACCACCAATAACAGGGTCTAGCTTCATATCTCTGTAGGTCTTAAAACAGTTCTGTACTGCTAAGTCTCTACGACCTAAATGCAGAACTGTATTCTCAAGGTGCAAAGGATTAGTTTGCTGCCTCTGTGTCTTCGTTGTCATACTTATTATTTCCTTTATTCAATTGGGACGTTAACTGAGATAGCCAACGATGCCAGCCTAGTTTATTTGCCCCGCCATAGTCACCAAACTCCAAGGACTTTCTGTGCAAGTAACGTAGAATCTCTGGGTTTGTGTTCACAAGGAATAAAAGATATTCCCTAAACTCTTGTCCTACAGGCTTTGTTAAGTCCCTAGACCTGAATAGGTGCGTAGGTAAAGAAGCTACAGAGCTATACTTCTTCTTAAACTGTTGTTCGGTCATAGCTTGTAGTCTCCTTCTAATTCGGTAAAAGAAAAGTTATCTCTTAATAGAGAAGTCACGGGAATGAGAAAACCTTTTGAATTTGTGTAGGTTCTTCCCTGTCTCTCGTTATGCCTTACCGTTTCTGGTCTGAGTTGGTAAGGCTTTAGTTTATTCTTATTGTTGTTTACCCATTCCTGTAGCTTCTCGGGTTTGCATCTAATCCAGATAGGGTCGCCTGTGTCTGGATGTGCAGCTAGGATACTTAATCCTGTAGTTTCTATGTACTCAAACCATCCGGGTTTAGTTAAACCTCTTTGTGTATTGAATATCTCTAACTCTACTGCTATGTTTCCATATCTAAGACTTGACCTAAATTGGTCTTTTATTGAAACTGTCTTACCGTCAGGGGTAAGCACATCAGCATCAATAAGCCATTGTCTTGAGTCCTCGATTAAATCACCACCGAATTGTTCGGCATATAGCACTTCTGTGCTTTGATACTTTTGAATATCATTCATTTTTATTATTCTTTCAAGCTACCCATTGAGAGGGCATAAGCGATAGCTGTCTAAAGCTATTCGTAAGCTCTTGTAACCTTGTGCTAGGTAAACAAGAGAGCGACCTATACGGCTGTGATATAGGCAAAGCGGTCACAAAGTGATTGCGACCTTGCAATAAAAAAGCAGAGCCTTTTACAGCCCTGCTTAGTTGTCTAGGTATCTAACCCCCTAGACTGGGTTTGTCTACACCTCCTAGAGCGTTCTAGGGGCTTTCAGACGGTGCCTGATGGCCTTTGGACAGAAGGACTGTCCTCAGTGTTGTAAGTCCTACTCATGGTAGGAACTTGATAGGAGCATCTACGCGCCTAAGTAAAGTAATAACAAATTGCAATCTATCTGCAATCATTGCTTTCTTGAAGTGCAAGGCATAAACCCTACCTTCTTCGGCTTTAATAGTCTCATCCCAAATGTATTGCAAGGAGTTTAGATTGTTATGAACATAAGCCCATACCCAATACTTCACTACTTTACTTCCATCTAGGTATTCAAAGGTTAACTCAAAGTATTCTTCACCAGTCTTTGATTTTCTCTTTGTCTTGTTCTTTAGTCTTAGGTGCATTCGTGTACTTCCAATTCTGTATTCTCAAGGGATACTGTACTTTCCTTTAGACTAGCCAGCTTACGCTTACTGATATTAAAGACCTTCTGAATATCAACATCAGTCAAGTTCATTTGTTTCTTAGCTTGTTTGATATTACGGTAAAGGACAATATCTGAATAACCTTCTTCATAGATACCCATAATGCTATTAAGCATTCTAGTCTTCTCGTCTAGGTCATTGCTTAGTGTCTCTACTTCGTCTGTTAGCCATTGCACAAGCTCTTTGTCATCGCTTACGCTTTGCACATACAAGAGAGGTTCACAGATAGCTTTTGTAGCTTGTCGTAGTTCATGCAAGGTCTTAGCTGTAGCTATTGCATTACGCTGATAGCTTAGGTGCTTAATTCCAAAGGTCTTAGAGGAAAAGTAAGAGGCTTCTACACAAGCCTTAATCAAATCCTGATATGCTGTAGTGTTCTGCACATCTACAAATTCAGAATTAGAACTTAACTTAGTTGCTTTACCTTGTGCTGCATCGCTCAAGATAGTATTGATATAGGACTGTACTTTAGAGGCTTCAACATGGGGCGTACCCTTAGCAGTTTCTTTCATAAGCGTCTTAGTCCGATTCAGTAAAGCACCTAATTGCATTCTATAGGCTTGTAATTCTTTTTCATCTAAAGCCTCTGTGTCTACGTCTAGGTTAGTTATCTCATTCAAGATAGAATCCAGTGGTAGAGCAGGGCGGGTATTTAATACATCAAACATATAAACCTTTAAGTAATAAGCAGACAAAACAAAACCTGCTATATGGCAGGCTCATTAAGCTAAACTAGCATAAGCTAGAGTTAATAACAGTGAGTGGAAGAACAGGGACTAGGCTAGAGAAAGCAAAAGCAAAAAGCAAAACTAACCTAGCCCCATTCACCTACCATCCTAGACCCATGCAAGTTAAAACCGTTAAAGTTGCACTTAGGAGGTAGTCGTTATCACAGACAGGTGAAAGGAAAACCGAAAAAGAGATAAATGACCAAACTCTTTTATGCTGTGATAATTCAATTATATCACAGTTTTGATAGAAAGTCTAGTTAATTATTCAATCTTGGATATATCGTTTAAGAGTGTAGAGTAACACTAGGACTACCACAAGGGCTTTAGGCGCTCTACAAGGCTCTACAGCCTTCTACCCTATGCAGTGTATAGGCTAGGCTCTTTAACTTGCACCATAGCCTTTGTAGAGGGGTCTATGACCTTTGGTTGTGGGTACTCTTTAGCTTTGATAGCTTGATAGAGATAGTCCTTAGCAAGCATGAAGGCATACAAGTGACCGTACTTCTTTATTGCCCACATCTTAGAAACCCTCTTACCCGTAATAGGGTCTGAAAGCCTAACCCTCCAAGCCTTGTTAGGGTCTTGCTCATCCCTACCCCAAAGAAGTAAACCCCATACACCAGAAGTACAGTTAGCTCTTGTAAGTTCTTTGTAAGGTTCACCTTTAGGTAACTTCCAGAACACGTTAGCAGGATGGAAGCCTTTTGAGGTATCTCTACGACTGAATATAGCACCAGTAATCCAACCATGCTTTGTATCATTCCAGAAGCAATCAAACTCAGTCCATGCACCAGAATAAGAAAGACCTTTAGCACCAGCATCAGGATAACCTATATGATTAGGATTCTCACAAGCTGCTTTCATGTTCTCCCAAGCTCTATAGGGGGCTAGTGTGTGCATTCTAGGTAAGCTCTTATCCTTACCTGATTTAAGTTTAGTTCTGCGCTTTATAGTTCCTGTCAGTCTATGCAACTCTTGACGTTTCTTTGATACTGGCATTGTTTATTCCTTGTGTTTTGATTACCTTAAAGGTTGTTGAATACTTACTAGGGTAGACTGCCTTATACCCAAAGAAGGGTAGCACCTTACACACGTAGAATAGTAAACCCAAGTAGTACAAAGACATAAAGAGGGAATAGAAAATAGCAGTGTCAACCAAGACAGTAAGTAAAGCAGCAAAAGTAAAGCACATAATGTAAATCTCTTTGTTATAAGTTAGCTGTCTTTTATTTATCAAGACATAACTTGATTATAACATACAATCCAATTATATTCAAGTTAATTATGTAATGGTGCAGTATTAAGGGATTACTATAGGTTTAACATAGAGAACATCGGATGCGAAGCATCCAGTAGAGCACTATGATAAGCCTATGCTTGCATTAGTCTAAGCCTTACTGTCTTGCACAAAAAGAAAAAGAGCCATAAAGGCTCTATAGAAGGAATAACTTAATTGATTTACTTAACCTTAGTTTTACTAAAGGTAATTCTTAAAGAGGGGGGGTTGTGTTTATTTATAAACCCCCTAACCTAAAGACTAACCTTAGTTATACTAAAGGTTAAACTAGAGTTAGTAAAGAATACTACTTAACTACTTCATTGCTAAATGATTTAACTTAAATATCTGTCTTTGTTTCAACCTAGAGGATAACTTTAGTAGTCTACCTGAACAGGTCTAGTTCACATAAGGTCTAGTGTAGCACATTTTCAACCTAAAGTCTAGTTAATTTACACTTCCGTTACAAAGATTGTTCTAAGGTGTTCTCTATGGTGCTACGTGCTTCGCACAGTGAACATAGGTTGAACCTTAGAGTACAGCTAAGTAAGAAGTATTGTTGTGTGCTAAAGCCGTAAGGCTTAGTCTTTGTGTGCAAGAGGGAGCGTAGCGACTGATACCTTAGTCTTTGTGTTTGTAAAGACTCTACTACCTTACTTCCTTTGTGCTAGTCTTATGGTGCTTCCCTTGGTGCTTCCCTTGGTTGAACTTTGGTTATCCCCTTATTCTTTCAAGGAATCCTTCTTTCTAGTACCTCTTTGGGCAACGAAGCGGGCAATCATACCTAAGATTACTCCTTATGGTCTTACCCTTTGTTCTTAACCTTTGTTGTACTTTGTGCTTACCCCCTGAAACAGTCAAAGGATTCTTCTTTTTGGAAGCCTTTTGGGCAACGAAGCGGGCAACGTCCTTAGCACTGATTGTTGTGCTAGACTCTTGAGGTTTAACTTCAAGGATGACTTATGTACGTGCTTCTATGGGTAGTCAGTCTTACAGCGTTGTTCTTAGCCTTTGTTGTAGGTCTAGGTGTAGCCCTTAGCCTTATAAGCTATTGGGGGCTAGGTGCAGTAGCTTTCTGTCTTGTGGTTTTGGCTTGTACCTCTACCATCCTAGATAAGAACTACCCAGAAGGTTAACCAGAGGCTCTAGGAAGCCCTACAAGGCTCTCTAAGGTACTAGGTAAGGGCATAGGCTACCTGAAGGCTTCTAAGCCCTTGTAGAGCCTCTAATCCTTTCTGTGTTGTGCTGGAGACAAAAAGAAACCCCTACTCCTTTCAGAATAGGGGGTAGGGTCTATAGGATTAAGAGGTTACGCTTTCTACATTTACAATCTTGTATACAAATGTATCTGACCATTCAGAGGTCTTAGCATCTACGGAATTATACCGTACTCTTGCGTAGTGCAGAACATTACGTGCAATAGGAAATTCACCCTCTTGCTGACCAATGTACATCTGAGTAATCGGGTAAACAACAGCTTCAATGTCATCAAACCAAGAACCTGTTTGTGTTCCATTGATAACAAAAGAACTGAAATCAGAGCTTAGGCTTACTTGCCAGTCAACACTCAGTCTAGCTCCTGCATCAATAGGTGCGTAGTCATCTACAGCAAGGAATGCCCTAGCAAAGCCAGAAGCAGGGTAAGGGTACTTCCCGATTACCGCACCTAGTCTGTCATCAGAATAAGACTGCCATACTTCGTATACGCCATCTACATCTACTAGGCTGATAATACTAGGCTTGGTGATATATACGGGAGGTGCTGGGTCTATTAGATTAACCCGGCTAAAGGTGTTATACGCTGTGTAGGCCGTAACAATAGGACTAGCATCAGCAGCAACCCCAATGTACCTACAGCGTACTTGGTAGTTAACCACCTTACTAAAGATACTAGGTGCTGTCCATGAGGCACTACCAGAGACTACAGCAGTAGCTACTACAGTCTCAGAGACTTCTTCCCTTGCTTCCCATTCTACACCAGTCCATACAGCACCACCAGTTGTTTCAGGCGTAGCAGCAAGGAAGGTGATACTAGCAATAGCGTCATCAGAAGAACTAAGGACGTACTCAGCATTAGCCAATGGGAATAGTATCTCAGGGTCTGATAAGGTGCTAGTGTCTTGAGGCACTACACCACCCGTTGCTTCTATCTCCCATACTATAGCGTTAGCTACATCTGGTGTAATCTTCTTGAAAGCCACGATATTAAGTACAGTGTCGTTAATGACTATCTTAGTAGTAAGAGTTATATCATCAATACCTGAAACTACTCTAATAAATAATCTATAGTTTGGATTAACAATAGTTGTTCCTGATTGATAAAGAGTCTTGAAACTTGCACCTAAAACCTTTGTTGGAATATCAGTAGAATCTTGTCTGATAAAAGCATCATGTCCGTATTTATCAAACTGTCTATCTAATGCTTGAAGCTGTCTATTGGTTACTGCATCGTTAAATAGCATATTATGTCCCTTTGTATGTTGACCTGTTGAATAGAGATTATACTAGATAATACATAGGATTATCTTAGTTAATGTTCTGTAGTATTACTAAAGATATTAGAAGTAATAATACTGTTAATAATGTAGTTAATTGATTTACTATTATCTATAATCATATATATATTATATTATCTATATTATTATCTATATTATCTATATATACTTAATTACTAATATAATCATTATCTATGAGTAATCCTAGAACATCTGATTGAACTGTAATTGCAATGAAATGTGTTGTTTTTATGCAACAAGAGTTCCTGTAGTTGTGGTGTAAATACAACAGTATTGATTGTAGGATTAGCACTCGATGTAAGGCTCATGTAAGTAATCAGTAAAGGCAATAAGAGAAGTTCTTAGCGCTTTGTTGAGCCTTAGTTAATCCCGCAAGTTATATTGCAATCAGGGTACTGAAATAATACCGATAGCACTTGAAGTACCACCACAGCTATATATTGCGCTTCGGAGATTGTAGCGAGAGTAGAATGAAAAGAAGATTATCTTTTGTTCTTTGGATTGAAATAGTGATTTAGTGATTGTCTATACGAGAAAATGGTATGAGAGAATATAGATAATAAAATAATAATCACTATATAATCAAACCAGATTATCTAATAATCCTATAACTAAATCTAAATAATCATATTCTTCAAAGAAAAAACCTTATAAGGGTAATCGAATGAAAAAAAACCATATACCCTCACAGATAATCCAACGGTATACAAATACATAATCCTTCGCCTGTGAAGTATTATCAAATAATAATATAATCGGATAATCGGATAATAAATCAGAAGTAATATCGCAGGATTATAAAGAGCAGGAGCACATGGGGGTAGGGATGAGCAAGACCCTAACAAGGCTTGGAGGGTTAGGCTTTCAGACCCTATTACGGGTAAGAGGGTTTCTAAGATGTGGGCAATAAAG